ACAAACACGTCTGATCGTGCGTTCGAGGAAGAACTGAAACTGTCTGGCTTCGGCGCAGCCGTTGTCAAAGACGAAGGCGAAGCGATTAGTTACGACAATGCACAAGAGCATTACGTCGCTCGTTACAACCATGAGACGATTGCGCTCGGATTTTCTATCACCGAGGAAGCTATCGAAGATAATCTCTACGACAGCCTCTCCGCTCGGTACACGAAAGCCCTTGCCCGTTCGATGGCACACACGAAGCAAGTTAAAGCCGCTTCGCCCATCAACAACGGTATGCCCAGTGGTTCTTTCACCTCTGGCGACGGCGTCACGCTGTTCAACACTGCACACCCGCTGGTGTCCGGTGGTACGAACTCGAACACGCCTTCGACGGCACACGATCTCAACGAGACCTCGCTCGAAGCGGACATCATTGCGATTTCCGAGTTTACCGATGAGCGTGGCCTTCTGATCGCGGCACGGCCCGAGAAGCTGATTGTCCCGCCGGAACTGATGTTCGTTGCGAACCGCCTGTTACAGACGGAACTCCGCGTCGGCACCGCCGATAACGACATCAATTCCATCCGCAACATGGGTTCGATTCCGCAAGGATATCGCGTGAACCACTTCTTCACGGATGCTGACGCCTACGTCATCATCACGTCCATCAATGGTTCTGATGGCATGAAGTATTTCGTTCGTACCCCGATTGCGACCGGCATGGACGGCGATTTCGATACCGGAAATGTGAGGTACAAAGCGCGTGAGCGATATTCGTTCGGCGTCTCTGACCCGCTCGGTGTCTACGGTTCGCCCGGAGCCTAACCTCTACACAATAGGAGAGACCTCAATGTCTTGGATCAAAGGCAAAGCGATTGCTGTGTGTAAAACGATCTGCGGCTGGGGTCTCTCCCTATTGCGGTGGATGAGAGATCAAGTGTGCAAGCTACTGCGCTGTAAGTGCGGTGGTTGCAAGAATCCAAACTGCGATTGTCAGACCGCCTAGCGGACCTCTCCAGACGGGCAATCGATAAGGAGATAATTAAATGGGTACGACGACCTTCAGTGGTCCCGTTAAAGCGGGCACCATTCGGGAAGGCGCGAGCGCCAATGCGGGTTTCGCCCTCATGGCACAGAGCGCCAAGATTACTTTTGCGGCTGACGGGACAACGACTGTTGTTGCCCGTATTCCAGCTAACAGCCAAATTTTCCAGATCACTGTAGATGTGACTACCGCATTCGATGCAGGCACGACGAACACCCTCGACATTGGTGACGGCACGACAGCCGACAAGTTTGCGGATGCTCTCGCGCTCGGCTCTGCCGCCCGTGTTCTGGCGACCTCCGATGTCAGCCAAATCGGTAACTTCATCGACATTGGAACGAGTGACGTTGCGGTTACGACAACCTACAACCAGTCTGGCTCTGCGGCCTCGGCTGGTGCTGCGACCGTCACGGTTCTGTATTTGCAGAACAACAACCTCTCGTAAGGAGGTGACCGATGGCTGTAAACGACCTCACAGCTAAAACGATAACTTCCACCGGATATGTATCCGGATCTTCGGGTAACGCACGGCCCGCTCGGGTAAAGTCGATCTACTATGTTGCGAGCGGCTCTGCTGGTTCGATTGTTCTGAAGGACGGTGGGACTGGCGGAACGACGCTGATGACGATTGCCACCCCAGCCTCGGCAACTGCTACCGAGAACATCTACATCCCCGAAGGGGGTGTTCGCTTTCGGACAGATGTTCATGCCACGTTGACGAATGTGACTTCTTTAACGGTCTTCCACGACGGCTGATGGAACTTGATCTGCGGCTAATGCTGACGATTGCCACTTGTCTTGTGTCCATCGTCAGTGCCGCTGCCATCGCCAAGGTTCAGATCAAAAACCTTATGGCAGACCACGAAGCGTTGCGTCGATCCTTGTCCGACTTGGACAAGCGCATGGACATGAACGACCAAAAGACCTCGATGGTTGAGCAAAGAACGAATGTTCTTTCAGACATCAATTCGCCAACAGCCCTTAAAGAACACTGGACGACAATCGCGTCGATCCAAAAGGACGTTGAGTGGATGAAGAGAAAAGTAACGACGATTTGCGATAAGCTTGCATAGGAGAAGAAAATGCCAAGCGTTGGTAAAGGTAAAAATAAAAAAACATTTCCTTATACTGCAAAGGGTAAGGATGACGCCAAAAAGATGGCTAAAAAAACCGGCAAGAAAATGACTTCTGCCTACAAGCATGGTGGAATGGTGCAGAAGAAAAAGCCCGTCAAAAAAATGATGGGTGGCGGCAAGGTCGGTCACCGCAAGAAATAATGCCCCGCAAAAAAGAGAAACCGATACGCCGCACCACCAAGGGGAAAGGCGCGAACTTTCGTAAGACGAAGTCTGGCGCTGGCATGACAGAAAAGGGTGTTGCTGCCTACCGAAGAAAAAATCCCGGATCAAAACTCAAGACGGCGGTTACGGGTTCGCCTAAGAAAGGCTCTAAGGACGCGGGAAGAAGAAAGTCTTTTTGTGCCCGTTCGGCTGGTCAGATGAAAAAGTTCCCGAAGGCCGCGAAGAATCCAAACAGCCGTTTACGTCAAGCTCGTAAAAGGTGGAAGTGCTGATGGCGGTGAAGAAGAAGGCCAAGCGTGACGCCTGTTACAAGAAAGTTAAAGCTCGTTACAAGAAATGGCCGTCTGCGTATGGCTCTGGCGCGTTGGTTAAGTGCCGAAAGGTCGGTGCTAAAAACTGGGGTAACAAAGCAAAGAAGAAGAAGCGTTAATGCCCGCGCAAAAGAAATATAAAAAAGAAGGGCTTCGCCGCTGGTTCTCTCGCAACGACGGTAAGGGATGGATCGACTGCAAGACTGGAAAGCCGTGTGGTCGCAAGTCTGCCAAGGGCGGAAGTAAGCGTCCTTACCCTGCGTGCCGTCCTACTAAAGCACAATGCAATTCGGCGGCTCGAAAGAAAAAGGGACCGGGCAGAATTAGCTGGAAAGGAAATAAGAGGAAATGAGTTTCAAAGACTTTTTAGGAACGATGAGTCCTATTTATGGATTGTCATCCGGGCATGGGTTGTTCGGTGTTGGCGGTCGCCCGAATACACCCGACATGCCCATGAACAACAAGGAACAGGGTAAAAATCAGCGGACGCGGGCTTTGATTGACGAGGAAAAGAGAAAGGCTCAGAAAGTAAAGAAGATGAGGGGCGGTGGGATGGTTAAGTCCGGACGTTGTCCCCGTGATGGAGTGGCGAAACGAGGGCGAACTAAAGGCTAATGGCAACGAGTGGTATAGCCACATTTAATCTCGACCTTGCGGAAATAATCGAGGAAGCCTACGAGCGAGCCGGGTTGGAGTTACGATCTGGCTATGACTACGCGACAGCCCGTCGCTCTATAAATCTGATCTGTGCAGAGTGGGCCAACAAAGGTCTCAACTTGTGGACCGTCGAGGAGGGTAGTGTCGCCCTTGTAGACGGTACACAGACTTACACGCTTCCAGCAGACACTGTCGATCTGATTGAGCATGTTGTTCGCGAAAGCGCAGGGAATGTTAATTCACAAACTGATTTGGTTGTGACCCGCATTTCTGTCAGTCAGTTTTCTGCGATTCCAAACAAGCTGACGAAGGGACGCCCGACACAGATTTATGTTGACCGGCAGATCGTGCCAAAGATTTCGCTGTGGCCGGTCCCAGACTCAACAACGCGCTCTCTCATTTATTACCGTTTGCGTCAGATACAGGACGCCGGATCTCCCGCGTCAAACGACATGGATATTCCGATCCGCTTCATGCCCGCGCTTTGCTCTGCATTGGCCTATCACCTTTCAATGAAGAACCCAGAGACTTCGCAGCGAACCCAGATATTAAAAAGTTTGGCGGATGAAGCCTTTGATCTAGCGGCGGCAGAGGATCGAGATCGCTCTTCTATAACCCTCACACCGGGAGCGCCGTTCTGATGTTTGCTTCCGGTAGACATGCTTTTGGTTTTTGCGACCGATGTGGTTTCCGCTATGACCTCAACGATTTGATCGATCAAGTGCGTGCGGGACAAGAGACCGGTCTTATGGTTTGCCCAGAATGTGACGATGAAGACAACCCACAGCTTCTGTTGGGGCGCGTACGGTTTGAAGCCGCGCACTGTCGAGCTTCGATCCCGTAGGATCTGGCCAGATTAATAACGGGCAGAAGGCTGGTTTTCTTTTGAAGTCTGACGTTGGGCTAGTGACGGTGACGACATGAACCTCACGAAACTAAAACAGCTTATCCAAGACTACTGCGATAACTCCGAGACCACGTTTGTTGCGGATCTCGATGACATCATTAAACAAGCTGAAGAGCGTATACTGCGTCTCGTTACAATTCCCGACTTCCGGAAGAACGTGACGGGCAACGTATTAGCTGCAAATCGGTTTCTGGATATGCCAAACGACTTGCTTGCTGTTTTATCATTCAGCGTCACGTCGGGCAGCACCAAGTCTTTCATGCTCCAAAAGGACGTTAACTTTTTGGATGAAGCATTCCCCGCATCCGAGACGGGACTGCCTCGGTTCTACGGTTTGTTTAACGACGAAAGCTTTGTTCTCGCACCAGTGCCCGATCAAAACTACTCGTCGGAACTGCACTACCGCGCCAAGCCAGAATCTATTACCGCTGCTTCGAGCGGTACTTCGTGGCTCGGAGACAATGCAGAGAACGCGCTTTTATACGGAAGCCTCGTTGAAGCTTACACGTTTATGAAAGGCGAGGCAGATTTGCTTCAGCTTTATGAAGCCAGATTCCAAGAAAGCGTTGAACGGTTGAGGAATTTGGGAAGTGGACTCGACACACGGGATGATTATCGAAACGGTCAGTTGAGGATGCCAGCATCGTGAGTGACTCCATTTTACAACTTGGTTCAGTCGGGGTGGTCACCACCACAAATGGTGGGCTTCCGCCAGAGTATTGGGCCAAGCGGGCAGCAGAACAAATTATAAGCGTCGGTGATCAAGCACCAGCGCCACTTCGAGAACAGGCACATGCATATAAAGAGCGGATCGAGTCTGTTGTCCTCCATTACATGCAACAAGCAATCCGCTCACAGGAGATACCCTAATGGCTTTTTCCGGTTCAGCCCTATGCACGTCCTTCAAGCAAGAGATCCTCGTAGGCACGCACAACTTCACCGCATCAAGCGGTAATACTTTCAAGCTCGCACTGTATACAAACTCAGCTTCTCCAACGGCTGCTACGACTGCTTACTCAACAAGTAATGAAGTGAGCGGAACGGGGTACAGTGCTGGAGGTGGAACGCTTACAAGCGTTACGCCAACAACAAGCGGCACGACCGCTTTTTGTGACTTTGCGGATTTGACGTTCTCAAGTTCTTCGATAACTGCACGCGGTGCGATTATCTACAACTCAAGTGCAAGCGACAAAGCGGTTGCCGTTCTCGACTTCGGTTCGGATAAAACCTCTTCGGCGGGCGACTTCACTGTTAGCTTCCCGACTGCTGACGCCTCGAACGCGATTATCCGCCTCGCCTAACGATGCCAACCTTAGTCGGCTGGGGGCGCTCAACTTGGAACGCGGGGTCATATGGCTCTGACATCGAGCAAGTCGATGTAAGCGGGGTAGCGTCAACAACGGCATTAGGTTCGGCAACAGTTACGGGCACGGCAGTTGTATCTCCAACTGGTTTGTCTTCAACGACAGCCGTTGGATCTACGAGCGTCACTCAAGGTTCTGGCGTCACCGTCAGCCCGACCGGCATTTCGTCAACAACGGCGGTTGGCTCGGTCACAATCAACTTGGCCCCGGTTGTTGCACCAACGGGAGTTTCATCAACCGCATCTGTCGGTGATGCAAATGCAAGGGCTGGTTTCGTTGTAGATGTTACCGGTGTGTCGTCCAGCGGTGGAGTTGGTTCGCCAACGATTTCAGAGGGAACGGGCGTAACTGTATCTCCTAGCGGGATCGCTTCTACCACCGCAATCGGCAGCGCAACGTCTGGGGCCGGAACAACTTTCACTGCTGTGGATGTCGTATCTGAAACCGCAGTCGGAACCGTTTCAATTACAGCAATCGCGAATGTATCGCTAACCGGTGTCTCAAGCACAACGGCTGTAGGCACAACAAACATATGGGGACTGCTTGATACGAGCGCCTCGACAACTTGGACGCCGATAGCAGCGTAGGGAACTCAGATGCCATCAACTTATGTAAACAATCTTCGACTGGAAGAGATAGCGACCGGAGAAGCTTCCGGTACGTGGGGCACCAAAACAAACACCTCCCTCGAATTGATTGGTGAGGCGCTTGGTCGAGGCACAGAAAATCTTGGCAGTGACGCTGATACGACGATTACCATTGCTGACGGTGCGGCAGATGCTGCACGGGCGATGTACCTCAAGATAACGTCCACGTCCTTATCAACCACGCGCACTGTTACCCTTGCTCCCAATACAGTTTCCAAACTCTGGTTTATTGAAAACGCAACGACCGGCAGTCAGTCGATCAACATCAGCCAAGGCAGTGGTGCCAATGTCACCATTGCGAACGGCAAGACGGCACTGATCGCGACGGACGGTGCTGGGTCTGGCGCGGCTGTAGTCGATGTCTTCGCTGCGCTCGCAGCCGGATCTTTAACCCTCGGTACGGCGCTACCCGTCGCGAGCGGCGGAACGGCCAGTACATCGGCCAGTGCGGCGCGAACGGCCTTGGGTGTTGTGATTGGTTCTGACGTGGCGGCGTTTAATGCAGATACGCTATTTGCGGATGTCAGTGACAATTTAACCGCTGGCTTCAGCAGCGACATCGAAGCTATCGGCAACAGCGGAACCGGTACTCAAACATTAGAGATTGCCACCGCCAAAGAGAATCTCAAAACGCTTACCATAAACGGAAGCTTTACGCTTGCACCTCAAACCGCGAACTCGGTCATTGCAATGATTACGACGAATGATGGAACGGGCGGCTACACAATTACAACAAGCGGGTATGACAAGGTCTCTGGAACATACAACAACGCCGCGTCCGCAAAACACTTGATGCGCTCAACCGTCATCGACGGCACTCAAGTCTTAGAGATCTTGGAGATCGCCTAATGGCGTTAATGAACCCACTTTTGGGAAGTAACCTTGTGACAGGTCCAGCACCGTTTGACCCAACGCTGATTGGTAACTCTGTGTGGTTAGATGGGTCAGCAGATTATTTAACACGTCAAAACGGCAGCGCATTTTCAAATAGAAAAGAAGTTATTATTTCATTCTGGGTGCAAAGAAATACGTTTGCAATACAACAAGCAATTTTTGCAGGTGTTGAAAGCAGTCAAGGTTTTATTTTAGAGTTTGACGTAACAACCGACAAACTTTTTCTTTCTGATGGTGGAGATAAAAAAACAACAGCGTCCTATCGAGATATCGGCTGGTATCACATTCT